GCACCATGGCCTCAGCCGCCGCTGGCAGATCCGGCAGCACAATCTGTATACCTGCGCGAAACGGCTGCACGTGCTCAGCCAGGCCCTGATTGGCGGCCAGCACCGCCTCGACACAGCCGTTCAGGTGCCCGTAATAGTGCTGACACAAGGTGTCTAGCACGTCACCATCAGCGGTTCTGCAAGTCATCGCCATAGCTGACAAACTCCAGTGAGAAACCTTGTTTACGGGGAATACCACCGGCCAGCAGATTGCTCTGGTCTTCATCAACGCTGGTCAAACACCAGCGTCCCAGCACTTCACCGTAGCCGGTGGTCAGCGTCAGTGGTTGAAGTTGTCGGCCGATGCTGCGCAAGGCCTGCAACTGCCCAAGCCCGCCCTTGAAACTCGGGAAGATCGCGCCCTTGATACTGATCTTCTCATCGCCCAGGCCCACCGCCTGCTGTGCGCTGCTGCGGGTCAGACGCTCCTGCCCCGCCCAGCGAAAACTGGTTTGCCTGCGCAGTTCATCAAAAGCCGCCGTGTCGAGGTTGAAGTAGTACGCTGGCGCCTCAGCCTTGAACGGCTGAAGGATCAGCAGGTGCGGGAAGGGTTTGACCGCTTCGGCCGCCGGCGTTGCTTCGGGGGCGAAGCTGCTGGTCGGCAGAATATTGGCCAGGCTAGGACTGATCTTGCCCGCCACCCGATTGATCGCGGCGCTGACCCTGCCCACCTGGGTTTTCACCGTGGCGACACCATCGCGCACCTGCGCTACCACCGCTACAGCCTGATCGTACTTGGCCAGAACCTTGTCGACGTGGGCCTGCGCCGTGTTGATGGCCCGCAGGCTACGTTGCAATTTCGCGCCGATCGCCGGGCCGACGAAGGGCAAGCCTTCAAGCTCGGCAGCAGCACCGCGAAACTCGCCGATGGCGTCATTGACCGGCGCCAGCATCTCATCGGCACTGCGCCGCCCCGCTTCGCCTGCGGCCACCAGGGCGCCGAGCCCCGATTGCAGTTGATCCATGTAGGTCATGGCACCTCCTTAGACAACATGGGGAGCGTCGTACAGCTGACGGCTGGTAGCCTGACTGACAAGCCCATCGAATTCGCGGCGGACAATCGCGCCCACTTCCTGGGCAAGCTGCATGGGGTCGCTCAGCCCGCCCTGGACGGTAAATGGCATGTTGGGTGCGAACGTGAATTGCTGGTTGATCTGGGGCGCCGGTCCTCGTTCCTGCACTGGCGCACCGGCAAGGCTGGCCATGCTGGACTGCGTTGTAGGTTGGCCAGCCAAAGCGCGCACAACGTCCCCCGGTCCCGATGTCTGCGGCGGCACGTTGTCAGCGGGCTGGGCAGAGGCGTTGCCTGGAGCGTCCGAGCCAAACAGGCGTTTGCCCAGCCATCCGCCCAGGTTTTCGCCCCCCATGCCACCGATCATCGCGCCGATTGCACCGCCAACGGCGGTACCTAACACCGGCACTACCGAGCCCAATGCCGCACCTGCGGCCGCACCGGCCAAGGCACCGCCAAAGCCGCCGGCGGCAGCACCGTAACCTTTGGCCTTTTCATCGACGGTGCGCGCGTTTCGGTAGGTGTCGACAACCCCGAGACCGGCGCCGATCAGATTCCCGCCTGGCACTCGCTTGAGCAGCCCACCGAATTTGCTTGCACCACTGGCCAGACGCGCAACACCTCCGCCAACTCCCGGTGTTGACGCGGGAGCAGATGTGCTCCGAGCGGATGAAGTGCTGCGTCGTGCATTACGCGAATTGCCCTGACGACGCCGTGAGGTACGTCGCCCTCCGGGGTTACCTGGCCCGGCACCGCCACCGGTAAAGTCACCGGCATTGACCACGAACACCTTCAACGGCTCGGTTCCCATACCCGCACCTTGCGGGCTGTCCTCGCCACCAAAGCCCAGTACCTTGAGACCGATATTCATCAACCTCGACACCCTGCCCGGCTTGGCACCGGGCGGGTCTTTCGCAGTGACCTCCTTGAACAAACCTCGACCGACGTTCAGCACCCCCTTACCCATCTGCACCACACTGGCAACCGCCGTCAGTGCAGAAATAGCCGCACCGACTGCGGCAATGCCGAGCACCAGTGGCTGGGCTTTGTCAGTCAATGCGGTAAAGGCTTGGGCGACGAAGGTGATGACCTTGGCCGTGTTGTCGGTCAGCGGCCGGATAGCGTCCCCCATACTTCGCATCGACTCATCGATCGCCTGGTAGGCCTCGTTCCAGATTTGCACCGACGTTTCTCGACGCGCGCGCAGGTCGCTGTCGAGCCCACCCTTGGCTTGTGGCGCAATGTCCCGATATTGCGTGTACAGCGTTTGGTTCGGGGCAAATCCCATCAAGGCAGCGCTAATCTGCTCTGGCACATCGAGCTGTGCCTGGGCCTTCTGCGGATCAGCTTCCTTACTCATCTGCGCGCTGGCGAGACTCGATAACCAACTGCCCAGATTGCTGGCCGCTTGATCGGAACTGCCTGTGGCGCTGCGTTGCACCTGCAACATCGCCCCCACCTGACTAACGGCACTCAGGCCAGTGGTACCCAGGCCACTCATTTTTTCCAGCAACGGTGCCAACGACGTCGCCAGGTCGGCCGCTTCGAAGCCCCCGGCCTTGGTCTGCGCTGCGATCACCTCCAAAGCGCTTTCCATGACCATAGGATCAGTGATCTTGGCGTTCGCCTGTAACGCGTTGATGATGCCCGCAGTATCAGCGCCACTGACGCCCTGACCGACAGCAAATTTCGCTGCCAGCGGAGCGTAAGCCAGCGCCGTGTCTGCCTTCATGCCACCATCAACCAGGCTTCTGACCATGTTGGCCACGTCGTTACGCGCCATCCCGGTCGATTGCGAGGTGGTGATGAAGGTACGAGCCATCTGCTTTTCCTGTGGCTCGCCAGCCACCCCGGCCTTGATCGCAATATCGCGGACGATGCTTTGAAAGTCCGCACTGATCATTGCCGGTATCGCAATGGCCTTAACACCTGTGACCGCACGGCCAATACCGGCCTTGCCGTCGGCCCACTGTTGCCTGCCTTTGGCTTGCAGTTCGCTGCCTTCGAGCGCACGACCCAGCGCCTGGTATTGCTCTCGCAATTTGCTGACATCGACGCCTTGACTACGCAGGCTATTACGCGCTTTGTCGAGTCTGCTTTGCATGGCTGAAGCAGCACTTGAACCACTTCTCTGCGCGGCCCTGACGGCCTCGTCCAGGCGCATCACATCACCGATGGCGTTCCTCAGCGCCCGAGGTTGATTTCCCTCCTGTTGCACTTGTTTGATTCGGTCTTCGACCGTGTTGAAAACGGCACCTACCGTCGGTTTGACGGCGGCACCGATCACCAGCTCAACAGCCAGTTTGCTCGCCATCTGATCTCCCCTTTGCATGGGCTCTCGGCTCAGTCCGTGAGCCACCAGACCATGTCGCTGTACGACATGGTCATGATCTCGGTAGCGGCAAAATTCAGCTCTTTGGCGAGCCGTTTTGCCGCCGCCTTCTGCAGCCGGGGATCAAAGTTCGTCGTCTTGCACCAGACGAAAATAGCCCGCCTGCAAGCGGCCATAGTCCTTCAGCGACAGGCCTTCCAAGTCCTTGACTCCGACTTCGGCCAGGGAAGCGAAGAGGTTGAGCTCACGCTGTTCGTCATCACCACTGGCCGCTGACTGCGCGGTGCGAATGTCGCGCACAGTGGGTGCGCGCATCGACAGATTGTCGACCTGCAGGCCGTTGGCCTCGCTGGGCTTGCTCAGATGGACGACCACGCGCTCGGCGCTGACAGTCAACCAGCTCGGCGTTTTCGCAGTTTGTGTCATGACTGCTCCTTACAGGCCCAGGGCCGAACGTTGGGCGGCGAGCTGGTCGACACCGTTGATGACACGCTTCATACCCAGCGGATCGATTTCGTAGACCACGCGGCCGTCGACTTCGAGCTTGTAGTAAGTCACTGCAACGTTGTGCTTGATCTCGGCTTTGTCGCCGGGTTTCCAGTCGCCCATGTCGACTTCCTTCAGAGCGCCACGCAGCGTAACGATGACTGGGGTGATTTGGCCCTTGAGGCCTTTGAAGGCGCCGCGGAAGGTGCCGTTGAAAGCTGAACCGTCGGCCAGGCCGAAGAACTTCAGCGACTCGCGGCGCACGCCGGTGGTCACGAAGCCGGCTTCCTGCTTCTCCATGCCCTGATCGATCTCGATCGGCATGTCCATGCCGCCGGCACGGTGCTCCTCCATCTTCAGGGTGAGTTTCGGTAGGGTCAGGCTGGGGACGTCACCTTGAAAGCTGACGCCATCGACGAACAGGTTCAGGTTGGCCAGGGTTTCGGGAATCATTGCCATGGTTATTGCTCCTTAAGCGGCTTGGTCGAGGACTTCGGTCAACCACTGGTTGGTGACCTCGACACGGAAGTTCGGGTTCTCGGCGGGCGGCACGTCGGTGAAACGGATGTTCCAGTAGACCTTGCCCTGCTCCAGCTGGCTGGCGGTGTTCAACTCGGGATCGGCGAACACCTCGAAATTGATGATTGCGCCCTGGGCCTTGAGATCACGCATGAACGCCTGCAGGCCTTCGGTGACATCACTGACGTAGGTGGCGGTGATCGAACGGTCGACCGCCCACTTGTGGCCGTAGAGGATCGCGTCCATGACGATATCCATGGTCCGCACGCGGGTGACGAACGCCCATTTCGCATCGGCCGACAAGGTGCGGTTGCCCCACAGGCGGTAGCCGTCGTCGCGAATGATGGTCGCGATATTGGCGTTATTGAGCAGGTTGGCCCGGCAAGTTTCGTCGCCGTCGAGGAATTCAATAGAACGGCCGGTGCCAGTGATGCCGACAAACTCCTTGTTTGACGGCGAAGCCCAGAAGCCATATTCGGTGTCGGTCCAGGCAAACAGGCCAGCGACCCA